TATCAAAAAAAAAGACCTATTTTAAATATAGGTCTTTTTGTTTTTTGTCCCATTCTTTCTGGGTGGTTGGTTTTGAAGCCAGATCCCAATTGGTATCAGGATCTATAATCTTCTTCTTCCCCTTCTGCCAGTCTGCAAATGTCCAGATAAATCTATTATATCCCTTACCTACAGTTTTGAATCCGGTATCACCGGGCTGTATGGCAATTGGGGATTGAGGTGGAGCATAGAAACTGGTTTCAGCGGATTTAGAGGAGTTGTTCTTCATATTTGTCTTTATCGTATATAACGGCTTCGATTTTGGTTTTTGTAACCTGGAAAGATTCGTAGCCCCCGATGGTACCGTCCATATACTCTGCAACTTTCTTTTCTACTTCGATGACAGAGTCACCAGCAACTAGAAATTCTGCTTTTTTGTAAACTGGATCCCCGTTCTTTTTTACCTCTCCAGATTCGAATTTAGTTTTAACTACCCAATAGCTCATTTCTTAAATTTTTTAGCGATTAAGATTTATATTTTACCTCTTGGATTTCAACTCTTAATTCTTGAGCTAAATTCTTTAATTCTTGCATAGCCTTTCTAACTCTAGTTCCAGCTGTAGCATTTCCTTTAGCTTCAAATTTTTCAACGTCTCCTTGTGTTTGCTCAATTAGAGCCTTAATCTGTTCGAATTTTTCCATTTTTCTATTTTTTTAAGTTTGTAATTATACCTATTTATTATGAAAAGTTTCTTATCTGCTAATAATTATGGTCATTTTAGACGATCCCTCCTGAACTGCCCAGTTAGATCCAAGTTCAGAAAGAGAAATTGATTTCATTTGCTCCATATAAGTTCCCTTGCCGTCATAAACAAGATTGTCTTGTATCTCGTCGTAGATTCGGATAACTTTTGGATTTATCTGAAGATAGTCATTCATGCACTTATATACATATTTCATTAGTCTAGATAACTCCCCTGATTCCATCTTGAACTTCTGTGAATTCATTTTTGGAATATCCTCTTTATCTGCTGCTATATCCTCTATTATTTCAGAAGACATTTCATTTATACTTAAGACACAGTAGGAGTTTTTAGGTCCTTCTATAACTTCACGATCTGAGTATTTACCTACTATCAAATGATATCCGTTCGTTTCGCCATTTTCTTTATCTATATTAAAAAAGTAGTGGCAGATGTCGGATTCCTTCTTCATTAAAAAAGGAGATGTTCCAAATCCATCGCTCTCGTTCACGGGTGAAAAGTCGCTGAATTTTTTTATAAATCTATTCATTATTGTTTATTTATTTTTCTCTTCCAAATTATTGGTCATCTCGATGCTCTCATTAACTCCTCTTCCTTTTTTAGATGAAACCATCTGTTGATAAAAGGATGAGATCGAATGAGGGACTGATTTCTTAAAAGAAAGAAAATCCTCGCTATCTAGATATTTTCTTATCTCAGTTCCACTATTTTTTCTAGGAGTTTCTACCAATTCGATAGATTCCGGGAAATCCCCTTCAAGCTTTTTCAAAAAGTCAAATTGCTTTCTGTAATCCTCTGACTTATCTTCACCGCTTCCAACTGATACTGGGAGATACCCTAATTCTTTTGCTTTGCTACAAATAGGACCGAGCAATCCTCTATTAACAACGAAATATCCCTGTATCTTCTGAGGAGATTCTTTAACAAGATTTTCCATGTATTTAGAAACTAGATCTGAAGCAAAGGGAGAATTGCCAGATTTATTGTGTCCTGGATGAACTACTGCTACTATCGAAGGTAACCCGTTTTTATCCATCAGAACATCTACCATCTTCATATGTCCATTGTGGAAAGGCTGGAATCTACCAACTATGAGATTTACTTTTTGTAATTCCCCTTTCTTATTGGTTGGTGTTGTCTTTACTGATTCGTCATCTATTGGTTTAGTACCAACCTTAGGTTTATCCTGTGAATCTATAGTCTCGAGAGCAGTTATGAAATCATTATAAGAGTAGAAATGATCCTCGAAATTCTCATCCGCTTCCTCACCTTCCAGAGTTAGATAATCTATTTTCTCAGCAGGTATATTCTTTCTTTTAAAATCTAAGAAAGAAGGTATCTCCGATTCGTTTGTTTTTGCTGGTTTTTTCTTTTTAACTGCCTCCTCTATATCAGATACGAGCATATTAAACTGATCTATCATACCTGGTGTTATTACACCGCCAGATCTCTTTTTAATCTTCCTAAAGGAATTTAGTATAAGTTTAAATAAAGACTCGTACGAGTCATCTTCCTCGATCCATTTGATAACCCTAGGATCTCTGATCATATCTCTATTTAGTCTAAATTCGTCTTTTTTCAGATATTCTGGCTCTTCGAAATCAGATCCCTTATATTTATATCCATATTCTTCAAGGAATTTAGAAAACACATCGGAGATGAAAGAAATATATCTCTCGTCCTCATTATCTCCAGATACTCTAAAATTCTCAACGCCCTGATCCAGGATGAAATTCATAACATCCATGATGGTTATCCCTAGAAAATCGCTAGGTTTCTGTTCAGATCTCTTTCCTGCCTTAGCTTTAGCCATTTCAGTAAAGACTGGATCTACCATTTTTGAAAGAAATACTTCTCCCCCACTATCGGGATTCTGACTGAATCTAAATACTATACCTTCTATAGGCTTATCTAAATCGTCGTTTAAAGCACTTTTTTCTATCTCTGGATTAAGAACACTAAGAATAAATCTAACGAAGCTCTTAGTCTTATATTCATTTACAAGATCACCAAAAGGAGTTCTAAGAAAATCTAATATTCTATCCTTTTGTTCATTAGATAGAACACCCTGAAAAATTATAGTAGGTCTTTCTACACCTATCAAATCTGCCCATGAATCAAGTTTTTCCTTGTCTGTTATCTGCTCAGAATCAGATTCTCCCTTAGGCTTTACGTATGAAAGTATTAGGTTATTTTTAGGAACCCTATCATAGGCTATTTCCACCGGATTAGAATTTGAAAAATATTCAAGACCAAATCTCCATCCTCTAGGAATTTCTTTGATGACATGAGCAGGTAATGACTCTATGTATAATATTGGTTTTTCGTAATATTTCATTAGAGTCCTATCCACCATGGTGATAGGGTTTCTCTGATCTCTCTTGTAAAATATAAATTTACCAGTCTCTACGTCTCTTTCGAACACCAATGCAGACCCGTCCATTTTTTCATTTACGGTCACATAAGAATTAAAGAGTTTCTCAACAAAATCCTTCCCCTTCTTATTATAAATGTCGTATAGATGACTTATTCCTGACATACCTTATTACTTTTTAGTGATTTATATTATACCTATTAAATTGTATTTATTTCGGATGGGATTTCTAAACCTGTCCTTTTTAGATATTCTACAAATTTATCTTTGATCTCTTCTAGATTTCCGTGCAATTCAAATTCGGGATCTGTGATAATAGAAAAAACATGTTCAAATGTTTTAACCTCCTCTGGATTATACCCAGGACCAAGAGTAAAGTCTATGAATTCCTGAGGATCTCTAGTTACGAATCTCTCGCTCCCTTCTATCTTTTTTGGATTCTTTAGTCTATCCTTAATCTTCCCAGCATATGATTTTGTGTGCCAGAATAGTCCATCACTTAACATTAGCACAGGTGAATCATAATCCAGTATCTGCCCACTAGGATCAACCTTAAGTATCATTCTTCGTGATGCTAGAATAGCAGCTAACAACCAATTTCTATGAGCGGATTTATATTTACTTTCCGCTATTTTATAGTTTGGAGAGTAGTATATGAACTTAGCCCAGTCCATGCTGGAAACAGGTATAAGATCGAGCTGAACTATTCCTTTATTGAAATCACCTTCGATCGGCCAGCCTAAGCTAACGATATTGAGTCCTTTCATATAGTTTATCTCGGGATCGAATCCTAATTTTTCAGGAAGCTCACTGGATATTAATTTATAGATTTCAGAGGAAGATTCTTTAGGGGTAACTCCATGTTCTCTTGAAAACCAGCTACTATCGTACCCTAGATCAAGATCACCTGATGTATCCTCTGGATTTTTCTTTTTACCTATACTTCCGATAACGAGATATTGAGATCCTTCCTTAGTTGGATCAATACCGAGGATAGGAAAAAGAATTGATTTTATACTATCCAGTGTTTTTGGGAACTCGTCTTCCCTAATACTCCTGGATGTTTTTATAGCAGCTCCGCCTTCGAAAATCCTGGAAAATTTTACAAAATCCATCAGATTATCTGGCATACTTGGAAGTTTTTTTGTAATATCTTTCCATTACACCATTAATGTAATCGGTGTAAATCTCTTCATCCCTATTTTTGGGCTTAATCGGGTCATAATCGGGTCCAAAAAACTTCTTCCCCTTCAAAACTCCAGATTTATAAAACTTCTCAGCATCCGCCTCGGTGGTATCAGATTTAATATGCTCGGATTCCCACTTATCTATTATTTCCTTCTTCTTACTACTAAGATCCTCTTTTGAATATTTGGAAACCGAGTCCTTGTTATCTCCTTTAGAAAAGAAATCTGCTACGGCAGCTCCTGCACCAGCAATAAGTCTAAAAGCAGCAGGGATTACTGCAGTTGCTCTTTTAGCAGTGATGTATGGATCTTGTCGTGGATCTGAGTATCTTGAATAGAAATTAGTGTCATCTGTTTCTGATTTAATTCTATCGCTCACCCCTCTTAGCCATTTGCTGAACTTATTTTTTCCTTCATAGTGTGAAGAATCCTCATTTAAACTCTCGGATACAAAAGAATCGAATTTCTTAATTCTCATCATAAAAAACTTTTTATGTATATATCTCTAGCTAAATTAGAGTTTCACATTAAAAATCTTGTATTCAAATAATTCCTTCTTATAGATCTCGATCCTCTCCCTACTGTGCTTTAGAAGATAATTCTGATATTTTCCAGTGGAAAAATCGTCGACAAAGTCTATAACATTTACCTTATCCTTTCCTTCCATTTTTCTCATACCCCTTCCCAAACTTTGTTTGATCAGGACCTCACTCTTGTACGATTCAACGAGAAATATGTTGTGGATGTTGTTAATCGAGATACCAGTAGAAAATGTACCGTATGTGGCTACCAGAACTTTATTCTCTCCCGATGACATCCTAGATTTGTACTCTTCCCTCAGATTTTCGCTAGTATCTCCGTCAACATAGAAAACCTCCTTATCACTATTCTTTTCCCTCAGATGGTTCCATATTTGTTTACCGTATTCATCTTTAACGGATTGAAAAAGGACCAAAGAATTTTTAGATCCTCTTCCTATGAAATCTACAATATAGTTCAGTCTCTTCTTGCTTTCGACAACAAGTTTTCTTTCTATGTTGTAGATCTCATTTCCCTCTATGTTATTGGAATTTATCTTTAGATCAGCTAATTTGTCCTTATATTCAGGCTCTAGCCAGTCCATGATGATAACACGAATAGAAACTGGAGTAGCATAGTTATTATCAAATAAAAAGATTGGTGGAATTTCAACAACAAGAGGGCCTAAAAATTGTTGTACAGTGAGATAATCAGCAGTTCCTTTTTTGGTTAGAGTTCCGGTTAAACCGAATCTCCATTTAGAGCTCATACAATTTGCTACGATTTTTTTGATAGACATACTGTTTGTGTGGTGTGCCTCATCAACAAATACACAATCGATACCATCAAAAAATTCAGGCCCCTGTTTTACAAGGGATTGGAATGTACCCATAATAATATCGCATCCCTCTCTTAATTTGCTACCTCCACCTATTTGTTGTATTTTTACACCAAGACTATCAAGTCCATAATCAACAAAATCATCGCTACCTTGGAAAACTAAGTTGGTGTTAGGTACGATCATCAGAAACTTTCTAATCATACCCTTTGATTTAAGGTAAGCAAAAATCATAAACGATATTAGGGTCTTCCCTGAGGATGTGGCCACCTCGGAAACAGAATATCTATATCTGATAATCTTCCATGCAGTTTCTATTTGGTAATCTCTGGGTTTCTTATTGGGATCGCCAAGTATACCATTCTTAAAGAATTCATTTACCCATTCGGTAAAATCTTCCAGTGATATGCTGTTGATTATTAGATCCTCTAGCCCTTTTATCGTTATCTCTATCTGATACTTTTCACCTATCTCCAGAACTTCTCTCCATAGACCTATCGGGATTTTCCACATCCCTCCTTTTTTCTCTATGAAACATATACTCCCGTCCCATATCTTCTTCTTTACCAGAGGATGGAAGTAAAAGTTGTGAACTTTCTGAGTTAGAGAAATGTCTATCTGCTTTTTCTCCACCTCATCGAGAGCTTCTACTAATATCATCCATTGCTGATCCTCTGAAACCTGAAATTTTAACATAATTCTATCTTATTTTACAGTAGATCCTCTTAAATAATCCTCTAGTGCTATTCTTTGACGTATCCCATAAAGCATGTGATCTATGGTCTGAACTGTTTGATCGATGAACTTTCTGTGTCCCTCTACCAATTCTATTTTTTCTGTTATTTCGCTGATGTCTCCCTCGATTAAAACTGTCTTCTCGTTAGCTCCGTATCGAATATCGCTTCTTTCTGAATATTCTTTGAGCTTTCTTGATTTCTCTGTTCTGTACTTGGAGTTCAGTTTAGAAATTATCGATGCCAGCTTATAGCTATATTCTAGAAGTACCTGTCTCTGACTAAATAAATCTACCTGAGCTTTGGCTAGTGTTTTTATGTCCTTCATCTCCAATGCTAGAACCTGTACTTTCTCTCTCCATTCGGATCTTTCTGTCTCGAAGATTTTATTAAAATCTGTTTTATCTGAAGTTGACATTAGAATAGTTTTTTGTTTTTGTTTTTTCTTTTTGAAATATCTACCACCTTAAATGATTGCATAGATGATTTTCTGTCTTTCTCTTTTGGTGGATCTATAGAAGGCTCAGAAAAATCGGTATTAACATTTAAAATATCGGGTTCAATTATCTTGATCGGATATTTTAATTTGACAACCAATTCACCGTTTATGGCGGATTCCCAATCCTCTATCTTCTTATTTATTTCCTCCTCACTCATTAATAAAATATCTTAGATCCAGAATATCATCTGTGAAATATCCATCCAATCTTTTTATTTTTTTACCGGTTGATCTTAAATGAACCACTAAATCATTTAGATCCCATTTTTTATTCTTTGTTATGCTGTTCTCTTCCAAAAATTTTCCCCAATTGAAAACTATGAATCCTTTGCTTAATAGATCCATGCTTTTCTCTATACCTGCTTTATCCCAGTCGTACCAGTATCTTAGTCCCTCTACATCGAAAGGAAATTTATTCTCGATTGAACAAAGTCCAACTGAATTTTTCCAAAACCAAGAATCCATCGGTCCTTCGAATACGGTAATCGGAGAAGTAAAATCTAGAGTTCCTATGTTAAAAACATGGGATATAGGATCAACCTCTCTGGCTCTATTTAAAGTTTCCTCATCGGTTACTTTAAGTAGCTTTTCATATATGCCACTCAATTTATAGGTAAGGTACTTTGAACTTCCCTTTATCGATTGCATATTTCTAACCTGAAGACCCATTATCTTGTCGTCAGGGCTAAGATTAAATAGAAATAGCTTTTCTCTTTTCTCGTCCCAGGCAAATCGATTATCGGTTTTCTGGTGTCTTCTTTGGATGTATCTTTGTATCTTAGATCCAAAAACGTTACGAAGACCTAATTTTTCCATAAATTCAGATCTGCTTATTAAGATCTCATTTATATCATTTTCGAAAAACAAAGAGATATCAACGTTACCATAAACGCTTCTTCTCTTCCCTCTATTTTCATCAAGTATGAATTTTATCTCATCTCTCTCGCTTCCACTTAATCTGAAGTATACTGAGAAATCCTTGAAGAAACTTATTGAGTCCTTAAAGATCCCACATCCTCCGTTATAGCATTTGTAGGCTAGAGTGTCAAGATAGAAATTTCCTCGTTTTTTCCGGGAATCATTCGAATCTCCACAGTAAGGACAGGATACATTTAACCGATTTCCGGCCTTGTAAACTATCTGCTTTCCAGGATTACCTGGAAATTGTTTGGCAAGTATTTCTCTTACCAATGATTCTACTTTAGAGATTTCCATAATATGAAAAAATGGGGGCAGTCCGATGGACATACCCCCAATTTGTGATTTTAATTAAAGGTCTGCGTAAAGATCATCTAGAGAAGTAGATGAAGATGCAGATGAAGGAGCCTCATATGGAGTCTCTCTTGGGCTCTGTCCCCCAACTTTAGTGTTTGACACCTCCTCTAGCATTTGAGATGAGCTGGAAGGAGCTGACGAAGAAGGTTGTTGAACTGGATTTGGTTTAGACGGTGCTGATGCAACGCCACCAACGATCTCATTTACAATTCTTTGCTCTGGAACTGTATTTCTGATCACTGCCATTACCTTGTCAGTTACCTCATCATCCCAATCTTTATAATCAAAAGATGATAGATTTCTTGGTCCAGTCTTAAGATACTCTAGAATTCTATTCATATCCTCCTGATTTTTCTTCATCGGAGTTCCCTCGATTTTAATTGGGGTTCTTTCTCCTACGAATGAGCATAAATCATAGTTGTTCCATTCTCCAACTTTTCTAACGCTTATTGCAAATTCTCTACCTTCGAAAAGGTCGAAAGGATTGCAAGCATCTCCATATTCTGGCTGAAGCTGAGCTTCGATCATATCGTTAAGCTTCTTACCGAATTTGAAGATCATGATCTTACCTTCTAGATCTGGATTATTCTTATCCTGTACGATCTGAACTAAAGAATAGAAATCCTCTTTTCTAGAGAAGCTCTTAGCTAGTTCTTGATCTGCTGCAGAATGTGAATTTTTCAATTTCCAGAAAAGATCCTTAAGGATAGATTTTTTACCAACTGTTGAAGGACAGTCAACTGCGAATCCGTTTCCGCTTACTGGATCATTCAAATACACATAGTATTTGTGGATCTTAGATTTTGCAGGGTTTTCTGGATTCGGTATGAATCTGATTAGAGATTTATAAACTCCATCCTTTCCATCTTCCGGGTAAGGCTTGTAAAATTCAAGATCTTTCGATCCTCCTGCTTGGTTGGTCTTTGTTACAAATGACTCAGCGTCCAGATTAAAAATGTCTAAATTGCTCATGATTTTAAATTAATTTTTAGATTTTATTCAAATTTTTCTTTTTGTTCCAATTCTTAGGGCGATTGGATAGCCCACAGTAAGAGGGATTGGATTTATGGTCCATCCCTAAGATTTATAATGTTTCGTGATTTTTTATTTATAACGATCCCTAGTATGTCAGATCGTAGGAGAAGCTTTTTCAGTTTCCAAATTCCTCTTAATTTCATAAATTCCCTCTAATTCCTTTTTTAAATACAAATTAATCCAAGTTGCATCAACAATATCATCGATTGGCTTATTCACCTGTTTGGCTTTAGTTACCCATTCTTCCTTGTTGAATGCTAACATTCTAGTAAATACCTCTAAATTTGTTTCGTCCTCTTTAAAATTACACAGAGCCTCGTAAAGCTCATCCTTTTTAGCGTTTCCTTTTATCGCAAACTTTTTTATACTGGTTGGTGAAAACACATAAAATGAATCCACCCCCACTTCTCTAATTATTCTCTCTCTTAAAAGTGATGTTGCCATGGATATGTCGATAAGTGCGTTACCGTTCGAGGAGAAGCTTAAACCCTCCATAGCTACACTAAAATCAGAATTACCCATTACACCCTTAATACTGTCCCAAAGTCTGTCTACGATGCTTAAAAAGTACACTATTTTCATTCTTTCTCTCCCCGTATAATCATCAGGAAGATCTTCCTTATCGATAAAGTCCAGAATAAAATTTGGGTCCGCATCTAACCAGTGATACGGTTTCTTTGAGTTCTTGATTAGTGATTCTTTAGAACGGTCAGATCTGGTCACAGATCCCCACGTGTAAACACCATCTTTAAGACAACAAAAAGCTGGCGAATTGATTGAAAAATCTATTCCAACTAAATTCATTAAGATTATAGGCTAGGTGGAACTATTTTTTGACCTGTGCTTCCTGTATATCCATAAACTTTGGAAAGCTTATCGTAGCACTTCTTCATCTGTTCGTCAGTTAAACAGTTAACTATATCATTCAAAACTCTTTGGTCGTTTCCTGATGCTGCTACCAACAAATTTTTCATTCGGTCTTTTTCTGTGAAAAGAGGTTGGCCAAATTTCATCTCGTTTAGTTCCTGTAATTCTGAATACTTTTTCATTTCTTTCCTTATTTGATCTATATATCCTACTTAGCTTCTAATTTTATATCTAAGTAATTGAAATTAAATCCCATGCTGAAGTTAGCATCCTGTGCTGCATTCGAGGTGTAGGAAAATTGAAGTTCAGAAAATGATGATATAATAGCCTGTTCGAAAGTTGCTGATACAACTATATTCCCCTCGCTGTCCATGATTCTTAGAGGTAAATTCTGTATAAAAATCTGCTCCTGAGCGAAATTAACATACCATAGAATAGTATCCAGCATTATGAAATAATTGATGAATCCATCAACAAGTCTAAATTGAACATTAAGATCCTTGGTGAATAAATCCTGGATTGGTGTAGATCCCTTATAGGTAACCTTTTTACCCAAAGGTCTAACTTGTTCTACTGAATCTAGCTGCAGTCCAGGAAAATTTATAGTCTGGATAGTGCTATTAACATACTGCGAAAGACTATCAAACGGAACCGGTTGTTTTTTAAGATACGGTAAGTACTTCTCAACTATAATTTCCGGAAAGAATCCCTTAGGAAACTGGAAGAAAAAACTATTTTGTTTCGGATTTAATAACATATTTATTTCCTTGTTTTCAAGTCATCGATCGTTCCAGGTGCAAGTATATCATCACCTGCCACAATCACATCATTTACCGTTATGTTCGGGTATTTTATTCTTCCAGGTTTCCCTGGAGTTAAGAAGTAATCGACAATAGTGGTATCATTCCATCCAGTAGCTTTATATCCAGCCATTTCAGCACTTAAAGAAGCTATAAGAACCGCTCCAGTTAGAGTCTGATTTGTAGATGAGATTGTTGGGATTGCAGAAGATGTACCAGTTACCGAAGTTCCTGCTGCCGGTTTAATTGATTTTATAGAAGGGGTAGCAGGTGACTCAAGAGTTCCTACAAATCCACTTCCGCTAGTACCTGAAGTAAATGTAGAAACTGCTGTTCCGCCGGTTGCCCCAGTTACGAAATCTTCTTCGCCCTCTTTCTTCCAGTAACCCCAATACATAACAGAATTTGTGTTATTTACCGATCCTAAAACGCCGTTTGCAGACGGATCAACGGATACATTAGATCCCTTTATAGAATTAGCCTGAGCTCTTCTAGCTTCTACTACACCTAGAATTGTATTCTCTAAGGCATTCTTTCCTACCGCAACTTTCTTTCTAGTGCTATCAGTCACACTTTTTGACTCTGAAGTTACACTGGTTCCGTTTGTAATAAAGAACCTTCTATCAGTTAACTGAAGAATCTGGGTTGATGCAGATTCATCCAATTTAAAAGCTAATTCTCCTTTAACTGGATCTGCCAGATTTCTATCATCCAATGCAGGAACTTGTATCTTATTTCCATTCGTATTCACGAATGAAATATTAAACTTACCTGAATTACTAAGATCTATCTGAACCGGATCTCCGGAAGGACCGCTTTTCACAAAGGAGAACTTATAGAAATTATCAAAAGGAGATATAGAAACTGTTAATTTACCTGTTCCGTAAGCAGTTGTCTCGCCCGCTCCTTTTTCCGAGCTTAGCTGGTTGTTCACGAACTTTAAGCTGCTAACTGTAGCAGTAACAAAATTCTGATCTACGAAAACATTTACGTATTTAACTATCTCTTTTGCTTTTATCCCATTTGCACCACCAGAAACATTAATCTGAGGCTGAGAGTATACTCTGTTGTATATTTTTTGAACCTGAGGAAAATTACTAAGCTGCAAAGGGGTTATCGTTGTTCCCCATTGAGAAGGACTATTTGAAGTGTAAGTTGATATTCTTGTTATTCTTGTTTGATCAACACTATTTATTAGAGACATCGTGTATCTTAGCATGAAGCTAACAGCCACGCCGGCATTTCTTACTATTGGTCTATAATAATTAGGAAGATCGTATGCGGTTGTCTGGATAGATTGGAATTGAGAAGTTTTTATTAGTGCAGCCCCAATCTGCTCAAGAACCTCTATTTCATGGCTTATATAGTATCCATTTCCTATCGAATTCTGGAAGAGAATGAAATCCTCTACAAATCCCTCATTGTCGGTTGCATAATATTCAAAAAACTGTCCCTGATCCGACTCTTTTATAGTAGCACCAATGTTAGAAAATGGATCTTCCTGTTCTAAAGATAGGGTGGCTACTCTTGCGGTATTGTATCTCTCATATCCGTTAAAATCAACGGTACTTTGAATCTGCCAAGCGGATATTCTAATAGGAGCTCCGTAGATAAAACCATTTCCACTTTTGCTTACCAAAGAAGCAAGTGTTTGTGGCTTAAATGAGGAAGAAGCAGCCAAATATTTGTCTCCCATATCCTTAAGATTTGGGATCTTTATCTCGAAATATTTGTCGTAAATATTTGCACCTATGTTTACTGGATTTGGATTTAATGTATAGAATTGTTGAGTTCCTTTCTTAATAGCTACCTGGGAAACGGTAACGTAAGATCCATCCTGATCCTGGTATTCTATCGACATAATGATCCCGTCGATGTTATTAAGATTATAACCCGCTCTTATGTGGTATCTTACTGAATCATAAACAACAAATAAGTTAGAAGGGAATGTTATAGGCAGATCTGCAGTATTGGTTAGCTCGTCACTATAATCATTAAATGGTATGATGAGGTTAGAATCTAGCGTAACAAACGATGATTCCCCTATTCTAACTACGCTATCATCCGCAGTATTTTGGGTAATTGAGTAATCTACACCAGGATTAAATACCTGAACGTCATTATTCAAATATCCATTCACGAGTTTTTCGTATCCCACAGTGGTAGAACCGGTGTTTACGAAGTATGATTCAGGTGTAGGCTCATCCGCATACATGTACTCCATTAAAAGATATGGAGTAATCTGAACAAATTTAGATGTCGTAGTAAAAGCCATTTATTAATTTATTTTCCAAATTGTAAAAATCTAGGGGAGTAATGCAAACCTATTCCTACATAAACTCCAGGATTTATTCCATTAGCTCCCATATTAAGTCCATATCCAAGATTTAGTCCCAGACCAAATTGTTTTCTGGCTGATTTCATCAATTGTCTTGTTTCTGGACTATCTGTGATATCGAATGAATTAATCTCGCTAAAAGTTAAATTGGGAAAGGTTGTGCTTACCCTCGTCATTATTCTTTTAGTTTTAGGCTCCATATAAACTCCTGTAACTATATCGATACTCTGCTCTATATCTAGGGTTGTTCCCCCTGGTATTATTTCAGCAAAATACTTTGTTGAATCGGTGGAATCTCTTAATATATTAACCGAATATGGAACTTTCCCTGCTATTCTCAGTTTATTCTTCCCCTTTAGCTCTGGATTATGTAAAAAAGTAATTGACTCTCCGCCATCTGGATCTTTATCCACCGTGGAAGGAATATTTTTGATCACCTCTCTATACTCGACAACATATTGGATAACAGTCTTAGGTGTTGTTCCTCTGCCATTGCTCTTTAGATCAAGCTCTTTTATGAGATCTTTTTGCTCCTGTGACAGTTCGCTAACCTTTAATTGGAAAGCAGATTTCTCATATATCGCATGATCTCTCTCCTTCTTGATAGTTCTAACTGAATCTATGGAAGCTAAATAGTTATTGTGTTCTCTCCTCGCTTCGGCTTCTGCATTTTTAGATACTCCACATTGTCTCATAAAGAGAAATATAAGTACAGCAATAGCAATAAGCATAAAGGTTCTAGAAGTTATAAAACCTAGGATCTTTTCAAATTTTTTCATTTTAAATAGTTTCTTTTTTGCTTTCTAGAACCATCCAAGTTAAAGTAAATGGATCTAGATTGCCCTCACCGTATTTATCAGAAAGCTCAGAAACAAAACGAAACTCGTTATCCCTGCAAGATTCCAACTCTTCTATGAGTGAAGCAGACTCGCATTCCAATTCTTTTATTCTTTCCTCAACTTTCATTATCTTCTGGTGGATCTCAACAAAATTCTTAGATATTTTAAGAATCTCCGATTTTTCTTTTTCCGTTAGATTTATCATAGGGATTTAATTTATTTTTTATTATCTAATTTCCTGTGCGGGAGGTGAGGTTATATTATAAACAGAACCCATATTAACATATCCACTTGTTCCATTACATGTTTTGTAAAAAATTCTAGGATTTGAATTGTACAAGTTTGCTGGGGGTAAGTAAGTTATATCAATAAAACGACAATTCTGACCTGGTGATGTACTGAAATTAACGTATTGCCAACAGGTTGATGAAGATGTGCTATAGAATTCAAAAACTATCCCGCTTAAAAAGAGAGTAGATGGATTGCTGTTAAGTATATCGTCTAAAAGTATTCTATAAGTATTTACATGCGAAGATGAGTAAACACCGGATAAATTGCTTAAGTATGACGAAGGTATTTCTACGTATATCCCATTTGAGCTAAGGGAAGTTAAAGATGTTGGGGTTATAACTATAACGTTACTGCTAAAATCAGTAGAAGAAACCTGGAAAATATTACTAATCAATGATGTTGCTCCCGAACAATTTGACTGTGCTACTCTTGCAGACCTAGAAGTTGTTGAATATCTTAAAAGAGTTGCTTTGGATACATGATAGGCATAAGGTCCAGCCGTCGCTCCAGCAGAAGATCCTGTTGCTCCGAATATTGTTTGTCCAAAATCTCCGGCACTGTTTGATGTCGAAGTGGGTCTAGCAGATAAAACTGAAGATCCCGAGAGGTCATCAAATTGGAAAATCCTATCGGCGGATGATCCATTTACTTCTAGTCTTATCCCGCCATCATTAAGGGGGGAGATCGGGGAAGAATTTAAAGCATATCCCCCAGTGGACCCAAAATTATATGTTCTTATGTATAGGGGATAAGTAGAAGTAAGCTGTGAACTGGTTAGATTAAATCCACTCGATGTTATAAGTAATGAAGATCCAGACCCTACGGTTGTATTTGTTCTAAAAGTTAAATCGCCATTTCCAGTAAAATATGATCTAGATTGGGAGCTAATGACTGAAGTATAAGAATCCAATAGGATCCTATTATTTGACGCAGTGGTTACTCTGAGTGAAAGATATGAAACAATGTTAATATTTCCACCAGAATCCAATATTAAATTATTAGAACTACCTAGGGATCCCCAATAGAAAGATGGAAATCCAGATGCTGATGATCCTGACTTACCGAAAGATAATATCGGGGTTGCTATCTGATCCTCCGTAGAAACTATTAATTTAGATTTATTCGGATTCGAATCAGCTAAGGAAAGGGTGTTATCTGATACAACAAAAGAATATGAAGATGCACTTAGTGTGTCTTTAAAACCAATAACATATTTATCAGTGACTCCGGCTGGTCCCTGAATCCAATTATAGAGTTTAAAATAAAGAGAATTATAAAAATTGAACCCAGTAAAATTCCAGGATCCAGTTGCACTGTAGTTATCAAGATCCCCATCATCTTTTACCCACAGATCATACTGGATAGATCCACTAGGTTGCGAGTTACCAGAATCCCATTTATTAGCTCTGGATCCGCTAGCTCCGGTAGAGCCTTTTTTACCAGCTGGTCCAAATATACCAGTAGCACCCATTGGTCCTTGATGTCCATCAGGACCAACACCAAAAGAAAGGATCTGATCAAAATTGTAATTGATCTTATCAACTACCTCCTTTTTGGAGTCTCCTTGAAATATTTGCTTTGTATTGAACTTCATAATTAAGCTGTAGCATTATAAGTTGAAAGAACCCCGCATTTGGCTCCGGTTAATCCTCCTCCCCATGCAGAATAATAAACCTTAAACCATCTTCTCGTCCCTGACGTTCCGCCCGTTCCCTGGATATTAACTATAGTGAAGTCTATAGTAGAAGCTCCAACAAAACTAGATCCAGTTAAATCAACATAAGAATAGTTGTTTGACGTGGTATTATTCGGAGCGAGACCCTGACTTTCCGATGTGTTTAGGCCAACGTATCTAAAAACATCAGCAGTAGATCCGGCATTGTTTGCATGAACCCTTAAATTTATAGACTCTCCATTTTCTAAAAGATTC